ATTGTCCAGGGGCGAAGTGCGGTTCGTCGAATGTGCAGAGTCTGCCGCTGTACTGGAAGTCGCTGCCGTCGGATTCGCCGTTGAAGAGGTCGTTGGCGCAGCCGGCTGCGGTTGACGCGAAGGTGGTAGGTGCGGTTGCGCTGGGGGTTGTGGGCTTGGTCGTGGTGGGGTCGGGATCCATGCTGGGGCTGCTGCTTTTGCTGGGCGCCGGGGTGTGGGGCGTGGTGGGGCATCGGCTGGCGGAGGATGCGGAGGCGGCGCGGGCGGTGTGGGCCGGCTCGTTGATATGCCTGGTGTGCACGGGGCGGTTCCGGGCCTGACCCCGCCCGCGACGAAGCCCCCGCGCCGACCATCCGGCCGGGGGCTTCGTCGCGCTACGCCGCTGCCCGCCGTTCCGCGACCGGCAGCCGCAGTACCTCGCTGTGCCCGTACTGGGTCTGGCACCCGTAGCAGCGGACCCCCGGCGTATCGAGCCCGACGCGGAGGACGGCGCCGCACGGGCAGGCGACAGGGATGGCGCGCGGGGGTCTCTCGCCCGCCACGTGGACGGTGCACTGGCGGTGCATCAGGCTCACTTCCCGCGCGAATTCGTCGAACGCCGGGTGATTCGTCGCCGACCATTCCAGGTTGAACCGCAAGGTCGACACCGCGTGGTCGACCCGCTGCTGCAACGTCCCCGCCTCGTCCAGCTCCGCCCGGCCGCGCGCTTCCCAGTCCCGCACCCACGTTTCCAGCGGCCCGAGGACCGGGCCGCCCGCCGTGAGGAGGTTGAGCACGTCCAACTTCACCGGCACGGGCGCGTTGCGGGACCCGGACACCGCCGGACCGCCGCCGCTGGAACCGGGGGCGAGGCGTGACCCGAGCCGGGCGTACAGGCCGCGGGGGCCGGCGAGTTCGAGGAGTTGCTCGTCGCACCTGCGGGTGCAGGGGTGGCAGGCGTACCGGTTGATCTCGTCGGCGTACAGGGCGCGGGCGCAGATCGTGCAGCGGGGCTCGGGGGCTTCGGCGAGGTTCACGGCGGCTCCTTGGTGCGGGTTGGGCGGGTGCGGTGGGTCAACGCGCGGCGGCAGGCGCCTCGCTGGCGTTCTCAGCCTCGGAGCGCCTGGGGGACGCCGGAACGCTCCGAGGCGCTTAGACGGGCACTGAGGGCCCTTCTCGGGCCCGTTCCGGGTATGACGTCACGTGCGGTCCGCCGTTCCGGCCAGAGCCCGCCGCGCCGGGCCCACCGCCATCCGCAGCGATTCCACGGCGACCGCCTTCGATATCGACGCGGGCAGCCGCTCATCCCACTCGGTCGCCATCTGCTCGACGCGGCGCACCACGGCGGACAGGACCACGGCATCGGCGCGGGCCTCGTGCAGGGCGCGCTGCATCCCGCCGGCCGAACGCCTCGCCGCGTCCAGGGCTTTGATGCCGTCGCGCAACTGCTGGGCTTCTTCGGGGAGCAGCACACCGCGCTCGGCCCGGTTGATCAGGTGCAGCAGGGTGGTGGTCATCGGGGTCCTCCGTGGCGTTGTGCGGGTCTGTGGTGGTCTCGGTGCGGCTGGGTGCCGTCGTGCGGGTGTGCGGGGCTGTGGTGGGCGTGTGGCGCGTCCGGGGGGGGTCTGGGCGCGCCACACCGGGGTTACGGGGCGCCGCCGTCCCAGACAGCGCCGCCGTTCGACGTGTCTCCCGAGTGCGATCCGGCGTGCCCGGCGGGCAGTTCGCAGATCCGGCCGAGAGCGCCGTGCTTCGCGGGGCACCGGGGCTGCTGCGCCCCGTCCTCGGCCTGCCCACCGGACCGGGCGGCGGCGGCCATGGTGCGCAACTCGGCCTCTAGCCCCGCCGTTGTGATTCCCGTGCGGGTGAGCAGCAGCCCGCGCACGAAGTCGGCGGCCTCAAGCAGCGTGGCGGCGCGGGCCTGCCCCATCTCAGCACGCAGGCGGGCGCGTTCGGCGTCCGCTTCCTGCATGAGCTGGATGGCGCGGACCGCCACGTCGGCCGGACTGGCTGCGGCAGCAAGGTGATCCCGCTCGGCACGCAGGCGGGCGTTCTCCTTGCACAGCAGGTCGATGTTCGGTCCGACAACATCCGCCACCGTCTCCGCAGTGACCAACTGAAGCCGGGTTTGCAGCCGGTCCCGCTCTTCGATCAGGTCGTGCACCCGCGCTTCGGACACGTCGTACATGACACGCAGGTTGTCCCGGTCGGCCCGCAGGTCCCGCTGTTCCTCGTCCGCCACGGCCAACGCAGCGTCGGCGGCCTTGAGGTAGCGCTCGATGATGCCGCTCGGCACGCTGCTGAGCCCCGGCCCCCATTCCCAGCCGTCCGCGATGGCCAGCGTCTCGGCGTAACCGGCGCGCCGCTCGGTGTCGGGCACAGGCCGGGCGGGCGCGACGTCGTAGCAGCCGCCCGGCGCGTGGACTTGCAGCAGCGTCTGCCCGTCACACGCGCACATCGCGGGCCCGGTGTCGGGCTGCACCCCGGACGCGGCGGCAACGGTGCGGGCGTGCGCGGCGTGAGCGTCGATCAACGCCTGCGCGTCATGGCGGTCCACCCCCGCCTTCCGCAGCAGCACGTACAACTCGGCATCGGGACGGATCGTGGTCTCGGGCTGGTCGGGCATGTTGATCTCCTCAGGGTCGGGATGGTGGACTGCCAGGGCGCCCGGCCCCCTCGGTTGCCACGAGGGGGGCGGGCGTGCTGCGGGACAGTCACGGGGCGGTGGGCCGAGGCTCGATGTACGTGCGGCCCCGGTTGTAGTGCGGCACCGGGTCGGCGACGGGGAACATCACCACCTCGTCCGCGTCCACCTCCTGACCGTCGCGGTAGTACGTCGGGCCGTCCTGCTCGTGCTCGGCCTTCCACTCGTTGAGGTCGTCGGCGGCGATGCCCTCGGGGGGCGTTGCGCCGCCGTACCAGTCGGCGGTGATCCCGAGTTGGACCATCTGCTCGTCGGTCAGCTCGCTCACCTCGATGTGGGTGGCGGCCTCGACCCGGTAGCCCTCGGCCTGCGGGACGTGCTCGAACGCGTCTGCCATCTCTTCGAGCAGGTCGACCATGCGCTCCTGCCACTCGGCCGGCATGGACTGCATGAACGTGCGCGGGAACACGAGGTAGTTGGAGTAGGACAGGCTGAACCAAGTGTGGACGTCACGCTTGATCGCGTTGGTGTCGGTCACGGTGTGCTCCTTCTTGGGCGCGGGCCGGCGAGAACCGGATCCCGGCGGGGGTCAGTGGTGGCTGGCGGGAGTGAGCCGGGCGGCGGCGATCTGCGCGAGCTTGGCGTCGAGCACCGCGGCCGGGTCGTCGGTCAGCGACGCGAGCGCCACGGCGGCGGTGACGATGACGTCGACCAACTCGTCCTGCACATCGGCGAGTTCGTGCGTGACGCCCTTGCGCGGGTTCTGACCCACGACGCCGATCCACGCCTGGGCAACCTCGCCCGCCTCCTCGGTCAGCTTCAAGATCCGGAGGCCGATCTCCTCCTGGGAGCGGCCGTTGATCGAATCGAGCCACGCCACCAGGTCGGTGACGGTCTTCCACTGGGCGGTGCTGAGCATGAATTCCTCCTGGGTTGGTGGTTGCGGGCGCGGTTTCGACCACGACCGGTCTCAGGTCAAGCGGGCAGGTCGGCGTCGCAGTAGAAGCCGATCGTCAAGTGCATGCCGTGGTCCTCGACGACCTTCCATACGGCGGTCGCCGTGCAGGAGGGCCGGCCGTCCTGCTCGCGGTGGAAGTTGGTGGTGCAGTCGGCGAGGTCGGTGTAGTCGGGCAGGACCCAGCCGGTCGGGCGGTGGAAGGTGCGGACGATCGGGTCGGGGTTGGTCATGGCGGTCCTCCGGGCGATCGGGGTGTGGTTGGTCAGGCGGTGATCTGGCAGCGGGGGCATTCGCAGGGCCGGCCGGTGTCTTCGCCCGCCCGGTACCGGTCGAGGGCATGACCCCAGGCACCGGGCGGGGCGGGCGACTCCGGCGGTCCGGGCGGCTGGGTTCCGACCGGCCAGGCGCCCGGCCTCGGAATGGATATCTCGATGTCCGGTGGCGCCTCGTCGGCGGGCGGGGCCTTCGCCGTGACGCTCGGGGCGAGGGACCGCACAAAGTCGAGGAGGTCACCGTCGGCGCGCATCGCCGCGACGTCTTCCGGGGCGGCACTCACGTCTGCGCCATGTCGACGAACTGGGCATAGTGCCCGGCGAACGCGACGGTGATGATCGCGGTCGGCCCGCCGCGGTGCTTGTCGACGATGAAGTCCGCTTCGCCAGCCCGCGCGGATTCCCTGTCGTGGGCGTCTTCGCGGTGGAGCAGGATCACGATGTCGGCGTCCTGCTCGATGGCCCCGGACTCGCGCAGGTCGGACTTGGTGGGCTTCTTGTCCTGCCGCTGCTCCGGCCCGCGGTTGAGCTGGGCGAGGATCACGACGGTGATGCCGAACTCCTTGGCCATGAGCTTCAACCCGCGGCTGAGGGCAGCGACTTCGGCCTGCCGGTTCTCGGCCTTGGGTGCCTGCATGAGTCCGAGGTAGTCGACGATCACCAGTCGCAGCCCGGCGGTGCGGATCAGGTGCCGGACCCGGCCTCGGAGCTGCGGCAGCGTCAGGTGCGACGAGTCGTTGACGTGCAGCGGGGCCGCGTTGATGTCGGGTACGAAGCGGGCCGCGCGGGACAGGTCGGCGTCGCTGACGATGCCCTGCTTGATGTGGTGCAGCGGGATGCGGGCCTGTGCGGACAGGATGTTGTTGGCGAGTTCGTCCTCGCCCATTTCCAGCGACTCGAACAGGGTGGGGATCTTGTTGGTGATGGCGGCGGCGCGGGCGAGCCCGAGTCCGAGGGTCGATTTCCCGATGGCGGGCCTGGCTCCGATGACGACGAGCTGGCCGGGCGCGAACCCGCCGGTGAGCAGGCTGTCGAGGTCGATGAAGCCGGTGGGGATGCGGTCGGCGTTGGTGGGCGGGGTGATGGCCCGCTCCAGTGCGCCGCCGATGATGTCCCGCACCAGCGAAGGGGAGTTCGCGGGGTCGTTGCGGATCAGCCCGTCGAGGACGTCCTGCGCGGCGGCAATGTCCGCGT